ATATTCTGGCTAAAGAATCGCAGACCGGACTTATGGCGTGACAGAACAGAAGTAAATCCAGAAGATGACGAGCCAATAACCCCAAGTACCATAACGGTACAACGCAAAGATGCTCGTATCGCTAAATGACCCGCAGGCGGACTTTCTTGAGTTGCCGCACAAGTTCAGGGCATTTGTCTCTGGCTACGGCGGGGGAAAGACGTGGGTAGGCGCTACGGCAATGGGGCTACGGTACTACTCACAGCCCAAAGTAAATCAAGCCTACTATGCTCCAACCTACCCGCATATCAGGGATATTTTCTACCCAACCATCGAAGAAGTAGCGCACGGACTGCAATTGCGCATTGAGATCATGGAAAGCAACAAAGAGGTGCATTTCTACTCAGGCAGTCGGTACAGGGGAACAACTATCTGCCGGAGCATGGAACGCCCGGCGACGATCATCGGTTACAAGGTGGGGCATAGCCTTGTTGACGAACTAGACACACTGCCAGCCAATAAAGCACAGGATGCATGGCGCAAGATCATTGCCCGTATGCGGTGGCCTAATGCGAGTAATGGCGTAGACGTAACAACCACTCCGGAAGGGTTTAGAGAGACTCATAGGCTATTTGTGTCGGAGGTAGAATCAAACCCTACGCTTAAATCATCTTATGGTCTTGTCCAGGCTTCAACCAGGGACAACGAAGCAAACCTACCCTCAGATTACATTCAATCCCTTCTAGACACCTACCCTGCTGAGCTTGTTGACGCATACATTGACGGGCAATTCTGCAATCTAACTACCGGCACGGTGTACAGGTCATACAACCGGGCACGCTGCAACTCGACAGAAACGGTAAAGGATGGAGAGCCATTGCTGATCGGTATGGACTTCAATATAGGCAAGATGGCAGCTACTATCTATGTCCATCGTGAGAACGGATGGCACGCTGTCGATGAGTTCAAGGATGTATTCGATACCCCGACGATGGCAAGGCTGATAAAGGACAGGTACGAAAAGAATCGCAAAGTGGTATATCCTGATGCGTCCGGTAACTCGGCCTCGACCAAGAACGCCAGCGTATCAGACCTGTCCATACTTCAATCAGCTGGTTTTGAGATTCGCGTAAAATCAATAAATCCTCGTGTGCGTGACCGTATCTTGTCGGTCAATAAGCAATTCGAGACAGGCAGGCTATGGGTAAACGCTCAAAAATGTCCTACCGTTGCGAAGTGCCTAGAACAGCAGGCATACGACAATGGAGAGCCTGACAAGAAAAGCGGATTCGACCACCAGAACGATGCGACAGGCTACCCGATAGCCTATGAATTCCCCATCATCCGCCCGATGACGCAGATTAGAATGTCTGGCACATAGGTTTTTTTAAAGGAGAATTGCATGAAACCAACAAATGAAAACAAGCTTAGAACTGAATGTTCACCTGTAGATATGCTGGCGGAAACTGTTGAGGAGGAAAATTTAATATCAACCATTAAAATTCTCATTGCAAGTGGAAAAGTAACTGAAGCTGATGTATTTTACGCATGGAGATTAGGATTTTCCGCTTAGTATGAATAGTTGTTGACAAACAGTAATTTATGTATAATCAGCTATCAGTGTGTAAGTCATTGGTAGACATCCCGGCTTGGAACTGGGGAGCAGTAGGTTCGATTCCTACCACACTGACCAAATTATTGCGTGATTGGTGGAATTGGCAGACACGCTGGTCTTAGAAACCAGTGCCGAAAGGCGTATAGGTTTAAGTCCTATATTACGCACCAGCTTAATTCCCTTGGGGGGAAAATATAACCTTGAGGGAGTAAGCATGGAACAATCAAAAGGCGTACGCACAGAGCACCCTTCCTATACAGAAATGCTTGATACTTGGCAGCGTTGTGATGACGCTACCGAAGGCGAAAAAGAAATACACGCAGGAGGAATCAAATACCTGCCAAAGTTAGCCGAAGAAAAAAACGAAGATTATCAATCCCGCCTCAAGCGCACTCCTTACTTTAACGCTGTATGGCGCACAATCTCCGGCCTCAAGGGGATGCTGTTCCGCAAAGCTCCCGTAGTCGAAGTCCCAGCAGCAATCGAACCGTACCTAACTGACATCGACATGGCGGGCACTCCGCTGGACGTATTCGCTCAAGACACATGCGAAGAACTGCTAACCACTGGACGCATAGGCATCTTGGTTGACCGCCCGCCAATGCCTGAGAATGCAGACGGTACGCCGATTACCGTGGCCCAGGCAGAAGCCTATGGCCTGCGTCCCATGTTCCAAAAGTACGAAGCTGACTCAATCCTCAACTGGAAACAGGAACGCATTAACAACGTGATGATGCTGACACTTGTTGTGCTGAAGGAAGAAGCCGCACTTAATTCAGATCAATTCAGCCATGTATGTGAAGACAGATACCGTGTGCTTGATTTGGTGAATGGCGTATATCGTCAACGTGTTTTCAGGATTGACGACAAAGGGAATGACGAACAGGTTGGCGGTGACATCATCCCGCTGATGAACAATCAGCCCTTGAACTTCATCCCGTTCGAGTTCATCGGTGTTGATGATGTCGGGCCGGAGATAGACACTCCACCCTTGATGGACTTAGTGGACATGGCAATCCATCACTATCAAGTCAGTGCAGACTATGAGCATGGATGCCACTTTAGCGGGCTTCCTACCCTGTTCATTTCTGGCTACAACGCAGACAACGCACAACCAGGACAGCCGAACAAAATATACATCGGCGGGCCGAGTGCTAACTGCCTGCCTGACCCTAACGCAAAGGCTTATTTCGTTGAGACATCTAGCAACTTCACAGCACTGCGAGAAAACCTGAACGAGAAGAAGGCAGAAATGGCTGTACTCGGGGCCAGAATGCTTGAGCAACAGCAAAAATCCGTATCGTCTGCAGACACAATTCGCGAACGCTCTGCCGGTGAACAATCCCAACTGGCAGGAATGGCGCAGATCACAGGGATGTCACTTACCAAGTGCCTGCAATGGATGGCTTTGTGGTCTGGCGCTGATGGTGATGTGAAGTATGAGATTAACAAGGACTTTGTGCCCGCTTCGATCACGGCTCAAGAACTGACCGCATACGTTGGAGCATTGCAGACTGGCGCACTGAGCGAACAGGAATTCTTCGTCAAGATGCAGGAAAAGGAAGTAATCAAGTCCGATGTGACATTTGAAGAACATCAGGCCAATGTTCAGATCAAAGCGCCTGTGTTGCAGGGGCAGAATAACGTAGGAGCGTAAATAATGAAGAAGGCAACATTTGCACCTCTATATTGCGGAATGTATCCAGAATTAGCAGAGGCCGCAAAACAACATGGTTACGCTTTAGCAATTCATGGAAGTTTGCAGAGGGATTTTGATTTAATTTGTATTCCTTGGGTGGAATTTCCTAGTGAACCAAAAGATGTAATAGAAACATTCACTAAAACATTTGCACTTAAAAGTATTGGAGTTCCAGATACAACGTTTCACGGAAGAGAAAGATGGACGCTTGCGATAAGTTTCGGTGAGTGTTTTTTAGACATTCAATTTATGCCGCGCAGTAAGAATGCTTGACTCCACCATAGCCTATAGCCTTGACCTATACCGCCTAGACGCCGGTACTCGCGCCAAGGTTATAGACATCCTGAACAAGCTGGAAAAAGACCTAATTGCGCAACTTTCCCAAAGACAGACAGAATGGGGCAAGCAACGCATTAACCAGCTTTTGAGAGAAGCCCGAGACACCATCCAGACGTACTACAAAGCCGCACAGCTTGAGCTAAACCTGACTACTGACGGACTTGCACAGATCACCGCAAAGGCCACACAGAACGCACTGCAAGCGACTGTGAGTGTAGCCGTAGGACTTCCCACTGAGACAATGCTTAGTTCGATTGCTGGTGACGCCATTATCATGGGCGCTACTCAAGCCGGATGGTGGGCAAAGCAGGAAGCAGATACGGCATTCAGATTCGCGGCTGCTGTGCGTCAAGGTCTGGTAGCTGGCGAGACTAACGCGCAGATCATCGCCCGCGTGTTGGGCAAGCAAGGATTCCCAAGCGTGATGGACATATCCCGCGCGAACGCTGCTGCACTTGTTCAAACATCAGTCCAGACTGTAGCAAATAACGCGAGGCTTGCCACATTGCAGGCTAATGCAGAAATCGTGCCGCACTTGAAATGGGTTGCTACCTTGGACGGACATACCTGCATCATCTGCGCCGCACGTGATGGCATGATGTGGGACACTGCCACACTCGACCCTATCGACGGAGCGTTGCCATTCCTTAACCCACCGATACACTTCAATGATCGCTGTGTACTGGTTGGGGACATGGGACTGACTACACCAGGAATGCGGGCAAGCTCAATCGGGCCGGTTTCACGTGAAACCACGTTTTCACAATTTCTTGACAGGATGGGAGCCGACTACCAAAACGAAGTGCTGGGTAAGGGCAGGGCTGACTTGTACCGTGCTGGGAAATTAACACTTCAAGATTTGGTTAATGGGAAGGGTAATCCTATTTCTTTGGCGCAACTCAAGGAAAAGTATCAATAAACTTGACACGACAGAACGAATGTTCTATAAACACACTATATAGGCTGTGCCTATTAATAACCCCGAGGGTAAAAAATGCCATTTACTGCCGAGCAGCAAGCCGAAATTGATGCACTGATTGAAACAGCAACAACAGGATTAAAGAACAAAAACACCGAGCTTTTGACAGAACTGAAGAAAGCACGGAAGAGCGCAGAGATTACGCCGGAACAAATGGCGGAAGTCGAAGCAGAGCGCGATAAGTTGCAAACTGAACTGCAAGCGGCTCACAAGGCAGCGAAGGATGCAGCAAAGGCGCACGATCAAGCAGTAAAGGCACTTGAACAGGAAACAGGTTTCACGCAGAAACTGCTAGTTGATAACGGCCTAGTGTCTGAATTGACAAAGCACGGCGTAACGAATCCTGTAAGCCTGAAAGCCGCGCAAGCAATGCTCCGCGCTGGCGTAAAGGTGGAAGCAGACGGCGAAAACCGCGTTGCAAAGTTTGGCGACAAAGCTCTGAGCGATTACGTCAAGGAATGGGCTGCAAGTGATGAGGGTAAACACTTCGTTACGGCGGCTAATAATTCTGGCGGAAATGCTACTGGAAGCGGAAATTCAAGGGCTGAAGGCATGACCATGACCCGCGCCGCATTCGACAGTTTGGCGCTGGACAAGAAAGTTGAATTTAGTAAAAAGGGCGGTAAACTTACCGACCAGTAACAAGCAGCAAAGCATGTTTGGGACATGTTAGTCCGTTCGGTTGAGCCGATGGAAATTGTAATTTTTCATAACTCAATCGAAAGGATTTACCATGACTACGAATACCCTTACCAATCTGCTGCCCAACCTGTACGCCTCGCTGGACGTTGTTTCCCGCGAACTGACCGGCCTGATTCCTGCTGTGACGATGGACGCAAGCGTTGATCGCGTTGCCAAGAATCAAACCGTGTACGTACCCATCACTGCCGCCAATACTGCCGGTGGTGACATTACCCCAGCGATGTCCGTGCCTGCTGAGTCCGATCAGACTGTCGGAACGTCTGCTATCACCATTTCCAAGTATCGCGCTTGGCCGTTCTCATGGGACGGTGAAGAGCAAAAAGGCTTGGACACAAACGGCCCGGGTTACAGCCAGATTCGCAATAACCAGATTCTTCAAGCAATGCGGGCTGCTGTTAATGAAGTTGAAACCGACCTTGCCGCTCTGCAAACTGGCTTCTCTCGTGCTTATGGTGCTGCTACTACTACCCCGTTCGGTACTGCTGGTGACTTCACCGATGCATCCAACGTCCTTAAAATCTTGAAGGACAACGGCGCACCGTTGAGCGATAACCATCTGGTTATGAATACCACTGCTGGCGCTAACTTCCTCGGCAAGCAGGGTAACTATTCTGTAACCAACGACCCGACAATCATGCGTCAAGGCGTGTTCCTGACTACTTCCGGTATGGACTTGCGCGAGTCTGCACAGATCAATACTTTCACTGCGGGCGCGATGGCATCTGCAACCAGCACTGCCGCTGCATTCACTGTCGGTCAGACTGTTATCCCTCTGGCAACTGCCGGTACTGGTGTTGTTGCTGCTGGTGACGTTATCACCTTCGCAAACGATACAAACAAGTACGTGATTACATCGGTATCGTTCGCAGGCGCTAACCCTGCATCCGGTGACACGATCACGCTTGCCGCTCCCGGTCTGCGTGTTGCTCAAGGTGCTGCTACTCGTGCCATTACGGTTATCGCTACTTCTGCCCGTAACATGGCGTTTAACCGTTCCGCTATTGTTCTGGCTACCCGTATGCCTGCCCGCCCGACTGAGGGTGACATGGCAATCGACGTATCCAGCGTGACAGACCCGCGTTCCGGCCTGACCTTCGAGGTAGCTGTATATCCTGGCTATCGCAAGGTGCGTTACGAATTGGCCCTTGCTTGGGGTGTGAAACTTATCAAGCCTGCCCACACTGCTCTGTTGTTGGGTTAATAGACAAATCCCCCCTAGAAATAGGGGGTTCTTTCTAGGAGAGAATCATGGGATGCAAAAAAGGTAAGAAACCACCTAAGAAGTAAGGAGTAATTATGCCTGAGCAAATATCAGTAGGCGCTAGACAATATGGAGTTTTGCCAAGCGCAACTCCGGTTGTTATTGATGCAATTAATCAGGCATACCCGATTACTGTTACATTAAAATCTTCCGATGCAAATCGTAAAATTGAAATATCTGTAGACGGCGGAACAGAATATTTCACTCCAGTACCGGCTGTAACATCTTCCACTATGTTAGCGCTGTCTCTGATGACCCCTGTTTCGCACATTCGGGTTACAGGTGTTACTTCCGATACTTGGAGCATTCGTTAATTATGTTTCCTGGACCCCAGAGAAGTTATATTGAATCTGTGATGCGCGGGTTTGTGCCCGGAGCATCTTCGTTTAGTTCAAACGGTCACTATACGTCTGGTGCGGCAGTGGCGGATGCGCCCGTGCATAATGCGGGTGTTGTTAACGTAACATCGGCTGCCGGGGTTAAAATGTCATTTGTGTCTACGTCGGCACAAGACGGACCGGCTGGGACTGGAATATTGAGTCTGGCAATGAGTTATATCGAAGCGGTTACTTTCGCGTCAAAAACAGAAATAATCACTTTGAATGGGACAACACCAGTTTTATCGGTCGCAACAAACATCAGGTTTATCAACTCGCTGACTATGCTTAGTTCTGGTACGGCGGTTACAGGCAAGGCTGTTGGTACGATTACGGCATCAAATGGGGGTGTTACATACGGGCAGATATTGGTGGGAACGCGGACACAAGAATCTTCGTATCGTATGGTGCCTACCGGGAAAGTATTTGTTCCACACATCATCGTGGCGAGTTCAAATAGCGGAACCGCTGCGGCGCAGTGCATATTTCACATTGTTAGTTGGTCTGACGTGCTTCCGTTCTGGATACCATCTAACGCTATAGGGTGTCAGGACGGACCTATCATTATACCGCTAGGAGCGGGCAGAGCGATTTCGTCTGGTGGAATTATCGGAATAGAATTCACAGCGGACAAGGCTGCACAGGTTACAGCGTCTTTAATCGGGCACATCGAAAATACATATTGAGGACATACCCATGACGCTAATTGTCGAAGATGGAACGGTAGTCGCAGGCGCTGAGTCATATGTCAGTGTAGCCGACTCGCTAACATATCACGCAAACCGTGGCAATACCACATGGGCAACGATCACCACTGCACAACAAGAACAGGCGCTTCGTCGTGCGACTGATTACATGGTGCAAATGTACCGCAATCGTTGGGTGGGTTATCGCTTCAACACCACGCAAAAACTAGATTGGCCGCGCCTGTACGTTCCATATCCTGATTATGTGGCAGTATATGGAATGATCCCGGCTTACATTCCTGATAATGTAGTACCTGATGAAGTGAAAAATGCATGTTGTGAATTGGCGTTGAAGGCTTCCGCTGAGGAATTACTTGCTGACGCAGATCAGGTCGTTATCCGTGAGAAGATAGGGCCGATTGAAACAGAATACGACAAGTACAGCCCACAGCATAAACGATATCAGTCAATTGACGCGATGGTCGCTGTTTACTTTGTGCAGCATGGCGGAATGCAGGTGATACGTGCCTAACTATTCCAAGTCCGCCGCGAGTGCGTTAAAACTGCTGACTAAATTCGGGCAGAACGTTACACGCAGGGCGTACACGATAGGGACGTATGACCCGGCGACAGGTTTAGTGACGAACACCTATGCAGACACAACCCGTAAAGGTGTGTTGTTTGATTTCGCATCAGGACAGACGTTAGAGCGAGGGACATTAATACAGACAGGCGATAAGCAATTGTACGTTGATGCATCAGCAACAATCAGCCCGCAAGATCACTTTATTGTGGACACGATTGAATACACCATCGTTTCAATCGGAGAACTGAAACCGGCTGGTACTTCGATACTTTTCGACATTCATTTGAGAACGTAATGGGAAATTTCGCGCTCGACATGCAGAAATTTGTGGACAAGGCCAATAAGAACATTGGAACTTGCGTCAAGCAGACTGTTATGGAAATTGGGAATAGGGTTGTTTACCGTTCTCCGGTTGGAGATGCTAGTGCATGGGCAAGCAAGCCTCCGCCTGGGTATGTTGGCGGACGGTTTCGTTCTAACTGGCAGTACGGGTTCAACTCTGCTCCGTCTGGTGAGATTCCTGACATTGACGCAAGCGGTGCGGTATCAAACGGACGTATTGAGGCTGGTGTATTTGCTAGTCCTGTAGCTGGGGTGCATTACCTGTCGAATAATTTGCCTTATTCGCAACGTCTTGAGGATGGATGGAGCAAACAAGCTCCAAGCGGATTAGTAGGTTTAACGATGATGGAAGCTCCTGCGATAGTTGAAGAGATTGCGAGTAAGTTAAAATGAGCGTTGTGTCTATCAGGAAGGCGCTAGAGACTGCGGTTAACGCGATGACGCCCGCACTCTCAACTGCGTTCGAGAATGCTGCCTTCACGCCGCCTGCTGCGTCAACTCCATATCAGCAGGTAAACATCCTGTTCGCACAGCCTGAGAACACTGAATACGGATCAAGGCATAGAGAATTGGGCTACATGCAGATCAAACTCATGTACCCTTTGCAAGCAGGTACAGGAACAATTGCAGCAAGGGCAGAATTGATTAGAAGTACGTTTTACCGTGGTGCTTCGTTTGTTGCTGACGGGGTTACGGTAATCATTGAAAAAACGCCAGAGATACCGCCTGGCGCAGTAGATGGTGATCGTTTCGCCATCCCTGTCAAAGTGCGGTTTTTTTCTAACGTTTAAGGAGAAGCATTATGACAATCGCACTTGAAATTAACAAAGTCGTAGCAGTTTACAAACAGACGGGATTGGGAGTGCCACGTTCAGGTTCTGGTGCGCAGGCACTTCGCCGCGAGACATCATCCGGTAAACTTTCTGTAGCGACTTACGAAAACAACGAGATTACCTCTCATCAACAATCAACAGGCAAGACACACGGAGGCCGCACAGCTACGTTCACGCTGAATGGTTTGCTGTCTCCCTCCACATATAAGGGATTTTTCGAGTCTTTGCTGCGCGGCGCTTTTACTGCAACGACTGCGTTTGCAGCTTCGACTATCACAATCTCAGGAACGTCTGCGCTGTACACTTTCACAGCTTCGGCGGCCACTCCGAACTTCCTGACTAACGGCTTGAAGATTGGCGACGTAGTACGTTTGTCCGCATCTGGTGGTACTTCTGGAAACAAGGCTAACAATATCCTTGTGTTAGGCATTACCTCAGAACTGATATTCACCGGAATTACTTTGAACGCTTCAGCTTTGACGCTGGAAGCTATCACGACTTGCACGGTGACGGTGGTAGGAAAGAAGTGTATCGCTGCCGCAACTTCACAGACTAAGGACTACTGGACTGTCGAAGAGTACCAAAGCGACATTACCAAATCTGAACTGTTCACCGATACAGTTATCGGGTCGGCAGACATCAAGATTCCTGCATCTGGCAATACTTCGGTTGCGTTCAATGCGGTAGCTCTCAATCGTTCGTCAACAGGTGCGCAGGTTCTCACTACACCGACCGCTGAGACGACTACAAGCGTGGTGCAGGGCATTCACGGTCTGGTTATCGTTAACGGCGCTACGGTGGCATACATCACAGGAGCGGACATCAAGATTGACGGAGGCGTAAGCCCAATGGAGGCGGTTTTAGGTTCAAACGTATCACCAGACGTAGTGCGCGGGATTACGAAAGTATCCGGACAGATCACAGCGTACTATCAGGACGCGATCATGTCCGGATACTTCGATGCAGCTACGCCTATCAGTGTCGTTCTGGTGGACGCTGTTGATAACACCAATGCAAGCGAGTTTGTTTCGTTCTCGATGAGCAAGGTAGTGTTGGATGGTGACGACAAGGACAACGGAGCGAAGGGCATTATCCGTACCTATCCGTTTACCGCTCAGATTAACGGTGATGGTAGTGCAATTCTTGCAAACGACAAGACAATTCTTTCTATCCAGGACTCTCAGGCTTAATCATGGACATTTCAAAACTTGACGTTGTAAAGTACTCTAATGAGGGTTATCGCTTTCTGATTAACAACCCCAAGACGGGTAAAGATACGGATATTGCGATTACCATCAAGGGGTACTTTGCAGACGGGTATCGTGAAGTAGCAGGAGACACCGTAAAAGGAACCGCCGACCTTATGGCTAAATTTACTATCGGCTGGGAGAACGTCGAAGAGAACGGAAAAGAACTCCCGTTTACTGTTGAAAATGCTGCTCGTGTATATGCAAATTTCCCTGTTATTTATGGGCAGGTATTGGCTACGATCAACAATATCAAAAATTTTATCAAGGACTGACAGATACACTTGTCGCCTTTGCTCAGTCCGAAAAGTATTTAGGTGAGCGACAACCAGACGGATGCACGCGACGGCAGCATCTGGAAACAGCAAAGAGGGCCGGGGCGAATTGTCCCGAGCTAGAACAGCCGTCAGTACCGAAGCAGATAAAGTATTTGGAATACTGGTATTGTGAAGCAAGAACGAAAGAACCGTTAACATGGTCTGAATTAAAGGCATGGGCTGAACTAACAAACCGAACGCCTAATACGTGGGAATTCGCAACTTTGAGGGCTATTGATAGGGTATTAAAATGACAGATATAGCCTCTCTAACAATCGCGGTTGACTCCACCTCGGCAGACAAGGCCACAAAGAGCCTTGATAATCTAACTGCCGCCTCAGGAAAAACAGAACAAGCAACCAACACTTTCAAATCTGCCAATGTAAACGCATGGGCAAGCCTTAACGTAATGACTGCGGCAGAGGATGCTGCGGCTGATAAAGCGTGGGCGCTTGCAAACGGGTATAAAGAAGTCGGAGGGCAGATCGTAAAGGCATCTGCTACCACTGAAAACGCCGCAGGGTTAATGACCAAGCTTGGCCTAAACACTCAATTCGCACAGCGCGAAATGATGTTACTTGGAAAGGAAGCGGTTACAGGAGAATTCAGCAGAATACCTAGAACACTTGGAACACTTGCAACACACTCAAACATTCTACCGGCTTTAATTTCTCCGATTGGTTTAGCAATAGCAGGTGTAACTGCTGCTGCTGCTGCTGGTGCGTATGCTTGGTATCATTGGGGTGATGCTGCTGCCGAATCATCAAAGCGTGTACACGATGCTGCAAAAGAAGCGGAGAAGGATTCTAAAACAGCATGGGCTAGTGTAAAGCGAACAATTGATGAAGATATTATCGCTGTTCAAAACCAAATAGCAGGGGCTACCGGACAACTACAGGCAGCGCAAAACAGAAACAGAGGAGTAACAGGAAACACAAGTGCAAAGGACTCTGCTGCTATTGGTGATGAGGTAATAAACCGTAAAAGCCAGATCAACGCTCTTGAAAGAAATTTAGCAGATTTGTTAAAACAGCGTCAGGATATACAAAATAAACTCGACGAAAAACAAGGCGTAGAAAATCTTAAAAGAATAACTGAGCTTAATAAATTACAACAAGCTCACGCAAAAGAATATGAAGATGCTGTATCGTATGCTCGAATTGTTGATATTGAAATAAGCAGTAATGTAAAACTTACAGCAAGTCAGAAAAAACTTGTTGAGCTTTTAACTGAGCAAGAAAACGGAACAATAGCGTTAACTCAGGCTGAGTTTGCAAGGCAGGCTGGTAATCTATCAATGCGGGCAAGCGCTGAAATTACAGCGCAAGATTACATTGAAAAACAAAAGTTGATGGATGAAGCAGCAAAGAAGTCTGCAAAGGCATCAC